ACAAGTATTAATTATAATGGAACTGGAATGAAACAGCTTCCACCAGAAATGAGTCCTTGGTATGCAGATGATATTGCAATATCAGATGAAGTTATTGTAGCTTTCTATGAAATTTCTCAATATGTGTTTAGAATAGTATTTGCAACTGACAGCGGTTTAAGATTTAAAACTTATGAAGTTAATCCAACTACGCATAAAGTAACTTGTACTGACAATAAACACGTAAATAGCGATAAGGTTAATAGCGGATTTTTTGGAGCTCATCAACTATATAGAAACTGGCAAAAAGCACATGTTACAGATAATGGATATTTAGTTGTATATAGTAATGGAGCTGGCAGGGGTAGAAACGTGTGGTCTGGCTCAGCTTCTAGAGTTGCAACAATTAAGGTTTAAGGAGTAAATTATGTCACAAGCAATTAAAGAAGAAAGAAAGATTTTATTAATAGAAAGTGATTGGACACAAATGCCAGATTCTCCTTTAACAGAAGAACAAAAAGCAGAGTGGGCAACATATAGACAAGCGCTTAGAGATATGACATTAGCAGATATGGTCAATGGAAATTATCCAACTCCTCCTAATCTATAACTTGAGTAAACTAGAACTTTAAAAACATATAAATAGTCCTATAGAATTTCAATATTATAGGACTATTTTACATGGCTAACCCGACTTCAAGACAAGGTCTTATCGATTATGCTTTAAGAAAGCTAGGATCTCCGGTCATAGAAATTAATGTAGACGAAGATCAACTCGAAGATAGAGTTGACGAAGCTCTGCAGTTCTATCAAGAATATCATTCTGATGCAATCTATAAAACATATAGAAAACATCAACTGACATCTTCTGATATATCAAACGAATATATTACAATACCTGATAATATTATTTCTGTTCAGCGTATTCTCCCTCTCAATGACGAGAATGGTACAATTAATATGTTTGATGCAAGATATCAAATTCATTTAAATGATATTTTTGATTTACGTCAAATGACTGGTACATTAACCAATTATGCTATGATTCAATCATATATGGCAACATTAGATATGGTTTTAAATGGTCATGAGCAAGTACGTTTTAATCGTCATCTTAATCAATTGTTTATTGATGCTGAATGGGGAACAGACTTACGTGAAGGTGATCATGTAATTATTGATTGTTATAGCATTATTGATCCTGAAACATATAACGATGTGTATAACGATATGTTTCTAAAGAGATATTTAACTGCACTTATTAAACAACAATGGGGACAAAATCTATCTAAGTTTGAAGGTATGCAACTTCCAGGCGGTGTAACTATTAATGCTGCTCAAATTGTAAGTGATGCGACACAAGAGATTTCGCAAATTGAAGAAGAAATGCAACTCAAGTATGAGATGCCACCAGATTTTTATGTAGGATAGTATTTTGGCTACTAACGTATATTTTTCACCTAAGCACAGACCAGAACAATTTCTATATGAAGATTTAGTTATTGAATCTTTAAAGATGTATGGTCAGGATGTTCTATACATTCCAAGACAGCTTATTGCACAAGATGAATTATTGAACGAAGATTATTCTAAGTTCACAGATGCTTATGCAATTGAAATGTATATCGAAACAAATGATGGATTTGCTGGTGAAGGAGATCTATTATCTAAGTTTGGTGTTGAGATTCGAGATCAAGCAACATTTGTTGTAGCAAAACGAAGATGGGAACAATTAGTTGGTGTATGGAATAATTCAATTAATAATGTAAGACCATCTGAAGGTGATTTAATTTATCTCCCACTTTCTAAATCATTATTTGAAATTAGATTTGTAGAACACGAACAACCATTCTATCAATTAAATAACTTACCGGTTTATGAATTACGTTGTGAGTTATTTGAATATAATCAAGAAGAACTTGAAACTGGTATTCGTGAAATTGATGCAATACAAGAGAGATTCTCTACACAAATTAAACTTACACTTGGTACAGTTTCTGGTTCATTTAGACTTGGCGAAAG